CAGTAAGATAGCTGTCGCTTTCTCATTCGCCTCAGTACGGTAAGATTAAACTTACGTCGTCCCAAAATCGAAATCTGTTATTTGCCTATCGGTGATTGCAAACAAATGCCACACGATTCCTCGTGTGCTCAACTACTATACGTAGTTGCCAGGACTTCCTGGGCGGTTGCTAATTCCAAAGGTCATCTTCAAGGTCCACAATGCGTCGGAACCACAGACGGTCTTCTTCGAAGTCCATCACTGTGATTCGGCGACTGTATGTCGACTCGAAGTAATTAATCGGAATATAAGGTTTAATTGGACTCGTAACCCACAGAGTACTAGCGTTCATCGGTGATGGCAGTGCCACCACCTTTGACGCGGAACGCCACGAACGTGCATTCCGTTGAAGTATCTTGAGGGTCGCCATAGGCATGGCGGATCTTTTCAACTCTGGCTTCCCGATGCGTTCAGACCACTCATTGTGGTCTTTAACATCAGCCTTCTCTATGGCCCCTTTCCAATTGAAAAGGGGAGTGTAAAGTGAAGGACGCTCCAAATTCACCCTCGCTCGTTGTAAATCACTAAGAAATGATTCATCGAACGGGGCTGCAAAGATAGCGTCGAAACACAAAACACCATAGAGTCGGTCGTACATGGTCTCCTCCTTCAATGAGGGAGTACCGTATACGAGAGGAGCTGGCAGATGATCCATCACGTACTGATGAATCTTCCATGATTCCTGAGGAGGGGCCTTACCGACTGGGTAACGAGGTGGAAGTTGAACATTCACACCATTTCGAAACTCAAATGTCGGTTGGGTCATTAAGTGACAAATACGAAGTTGGCGCTCAGTTGGGCCCCATTTAAAACTTATATTGTCATCGACACTCCAATCAGCCGGAAAGTCTGAAGGTTGGGGTACGGTTGGAAGACCGACCCCGCCATAAGATTCCGGAATGAACCATGGAACACCACATGATTCCAAAAGGTGGATGTGATGTTGAAGAAACTTCTTCATCACACCAACTCGAAGGCCATCAGGGCAGTGTTTGATCAGGTCACGACAACGCGCACCAAGCGAGTTATCAAGATCCGTGATACTATCTACACCAACGAGCCCGCCACTCCGTTTCAGTCCAAAGAGAAGCCCAAGGTTGACATAGCGAGTTTCCTCGTAGTTGAACATTGAGCCTGAAACAGGATCGAGTTTCGGTTTCTTGGAGTGAATAAAGTTAGCAGAATTAATTTGCACGAAATGTCGTGAAAAGAAAGTTTTGC